CCTGTATGAAGACCTATACAGTGGATCACGATCCCGCCAAGCCGCAAGGCTTAATAATCACTCACATAGAATCTGTCAATCATTATCAACACTCGCTGGAGCCACTATTGGACCAGAAGGTCCTCGCCGTAGGCGCCAAGACCTACGATAGGTTAGCGGAGTTGGGATTCCAAAACATCGAATGGAGACACAAGGCGGACGAACTGCGTATAATGAACAGAGACCTTGGGCCACTCACTTGGCTCCACGGAGACAAGTACGCCAGAGATTTCGGAAAGGTGCAATTCGTCGACGATGTGCAGACTTATGAATCACGTCCTGACAAGGACGCGGTGAAACAACTTTTGAAGATGGATCCGGATACGATATACGTCTACAGTGATGCTGTTCTACAGGAGTTGGAAGTTAGGAACTGGAGTCACACGAAGTTGAAATGCACGAACAGTTGTAATCCTGACACCACTTTGTGGTTGGACTGTGATACGTTTGATCCTAATGTTTAAGAACGACTGCGTCGTTCTGCTTCGCAATTAAGCAATCAACATAACGAAGTTATGTGCCTGCATCATGCAGATACTTGATCCATACTTCACCCATTACGGGGAAGTATGAACATCATGCGAGATGACTCCGCCATTTTGCAAGAGGAAATTTTGTACGGAAGCGGTGACCCGCCAACTCCCTATTCCAGACTTCATGTCACGGGAAACTGCATCACCCTTTGCAAACAAAGTGTGCAGTTCTGATGTTGTATCTTTTTCACAGAGCATCTTCTTTTGTGCCTTCAGTTAGCACTCTACTTGCAACTCAGGATTCACCTAACGTCTCATCGACTGCATTTCCTGGATATTTCTATCAACGGTGTTGCTATGTGGCCTTGTGTGTTTTCAATTCTTCTTTTAGGACTTTGGATCCGCCTACGCGAACGTTTATTATGCCATTGTAGTATTCGTCTGTCTCGAGTACTCGTCTGTCAAACTGTTCCTTGGCTTCCAAGTAACTCATTGTGCCTCTGTTTGTGCAGATGTAAAGTATTTCCCTAGTAAATTTGTCTTCCCCTAGTGCCTTGACGTCAGCAACCAAATAATCATTGGAACCCCAATAATCTCTCCAGTCACTTTCGACTTTGCTTCTACGTTTGTTTATTCTTCCCTTGAGTGGTGGACGTGTCTTCTTGAATTTCGCCAGTTTCTTACCCACGTATTTCCTATCGTTGGTTGTATTTGTGATCAGATACACGAAGCCTTCACAGTCTTCTGGCAGTTCTGTGATCGGTTTTCCTCTGTAAGTCCATGGCATGAACTTACTTACCGGGTGCTATTTTTGGTTTTGCTGTTTTTGAATACGTGCTGTATTGTACTCGTCTGTGAGTTCTTTCCTGCGAGTCCGAGCCAAAATTCTAATTTCCGCGAGCGCCTTTCTGGCGGCTACTTTGGTAGCGAGGCTCCGCCTCTTCACGAACTGCTCGTTGGCCTTGAAGTAGGCCATATAGGCCTTTGTCAGTTTGTCATGTGTGTCATCTTGTATGCTCATAAGTCTCCACATCATTTGCGTATTGTGTGAATCCATTTTCTTTGACCACACGCAACACGTTGTTCACACGTCCAATCAACTCATCTTTATGACTGATTAAGAATATATTTTTCGCTCTCTCCCTGCTCATCTTCTTCAATATAGCCAACGCACTCTCTACTCCTGCTGTGTCCATACCACTGTCTATCAATTCATCTAGGAACAACAGATTAATATTTTGATACAAGTTTTCCCACACATCTCTGAATGCGAAACTCATACCTAATATCAATCTGTTACGTTCACCTCTACTCAAGTTATCAAAATCTAAGTCTTGACCGAGTTGAGTGATTTCCACACTTAAATCATTTTTAAAAGTGACCAAGTGTGGAAGTCCTAATTGATCCAAGTAGTGTGTTAACCTGTTGTTCAAGAAGGTCAGGTTTTGATCAATTATCTTTTTCCTTATGAAGGAATCTTTGTTTGTAAGCAATTTGTATAGGAACTCTTCATGCTCTTTTAATTTTTGCATTGTGTTCACGGTGTCATAGTTAACTTCTTGTATTGCTTGTTTTTGTAATTCATCTATCTGATCCAAATATGGATTGGATTCATCTTCTTTGTTTTTCAATGCAGTTTTGAGTGTATCCACATATTGTCTGTGTTCATATGCTTCTTTCACTGTTTCATAATAAGTTGTCGGCTTTTGTTCCAAATCACCTAAATTTTTAATTTTCTCTTCTGTTTGATCCAACGTTTCTTGTAGATCCATCACATAACTATTTGCCTCGCCATATTCCTCTTCAAGTTTTCTTTGCATTTCTTCAATTTTTTCTTTGGGAAGATCCTGACCACAGGCATAACAAGTTGCTTTGTGATGTAATTTTTCTAAATCCTTGTCCAGTTTCTTGGCAGTTTTATCTGCTTGTACTATTGTGGCTTCCAAATTACTTCTATCTTTGTTTAGTTGCAACAGTTCATCATTAAATTTGTTCCATTGTTCCAATGTTTGGTGTGCTTCTAATTCTTTATCTATATCAAGACTTTCAATTTCCTTGATGCTTTCACCTAGTTTTTCCTTGTCAACTTTGTTTTGTGTGGTCCAGGCACTGCTTTTGCTTTGCAAACTGTTAATTGTTTCTTCTACTTTTTGATTACTAATTTTTAATCCATCTAATCTTGCAGTTTCCATAGCAATATCTTCTTTGGATCTTTTAATTTTTGTTTTCAGTATGTCCGCTTTTTCTGACAGTAATTGTATTCCAAGTAATTGTTCAATTATATCCTGTTGTTCTGTGTGATGCAAACTTAAGAAAGGTTGTGTGTATGTGTTCAGTGCTACAAGATGTTTGAACATTCTTGGAGTCATTCCGATCATCTTGTTGAGGTCTTCTTGTGTTTTCCGTGAATCACCTTGACTCACATCTGAAAGTTCTTGTTCTTGGTCGTCTATAAAGTATTTCATTACGTTTGGCTTTCTGCCACGTTCTACTTTATATTTCTTTCCTTCTTTTTCGAATGTAATTGTGACCAACATTCCTTTTCCATTGGTCTTGTTTACAAGATTGTCTTTACGTATTTTCGTGAGTGCTTCACCATATAGTGCGTAAGACAGTGCATTTACAATAGTTGTCTTACCTGTTCCATTACGCGATCCTGCATCATCACCTCCCATGTCTAAGTTTTCACCTAGTACAAGTGTTAATAATTTTTGCTGGAAATCTATGGCTTGGGTCTGATTACCCACACTCATAAAATTTTTAACTGTAAGTGTTTTAATTAGTATCATTGCTTAAATCTCTATAGATGTTTAGCAATACACTTTTGTCATATGCGTCTGACTCGATTGATTCTATTTCTTTAGAAACTATTTGATCAACACTTTCGAATTTTGTAATATCTATATCTGTGTTGATCTCCTCGTCCTTTTTGTTTGGAATCAAAGTGATTTCTCTACATCCGTATTCTTTCATAAATGTTTCTTTTATAAAACTTGCCTCTTCAAAACTTATATCTATATCTAGTGTCACTCTTAAATGCATTTTGCTTTTCATGATGTCTTTAGTCTTATCAAGCAAAGTGCTTAATTTTACATTTCTATATTTAGGACAGTTGCCCCAATTAAAATATACAGGCTCCTTGCCGTGTTCTAAAATCATCATGCCACGTTCATCGTCATCAACGTCTGCGTAATTGTGCGGAAAAGCATTTCCTAAGTAATGGATATTATTCTTAACTTGTCTTTTGTGGAAGTGTCCTGAAAAAACATATTCTTGTGCAACAAAGTCACTTCCTTTTAGTTCACCTGTGTCAGGCATTTCTATCATTGCATTCATAAAGAAGTTAGGAAGTTCAAAGTGTCCGAACATATATTTGCATTTCATCTTGCCAACTTTTTTCCATTCATTGCCAACAAGCCAAGGAACCATAACAACATCATCTATCTTTGTAATTTCATTGACCATTGTTATCCCGGGAATAAATCTTCCGAACTCTGTGGATTGTATATCTCTGCTGTCTTTGTAATATAGATCGTGATTGCCTGGGAAAAAATAAAACTTGTCGAATGCTTTACCTATTTTTTCTAGACATCTAATAGATGCATCCATTGTGGTTATGTTTACACTGTTCCTGTTGTGATGCCAGTCACCACAAAACATTCCTGTTTCACATCCATGCTGTTTAGCAATGTCTATGTACCAGTCGATAAATTCTTCGCAATCGTCGTTGTGTAACTTCGAGTTGGATTTCAAGCCAAAGTGTATGTCAGTAAAAACCGCTAATTTCTTGAACAATTTAATTCTCCTACTTGTCTACAGCATAAACTAAATCTGCTGTCGTGTCAACTACTTCTTCTTCTTTTTGGCAAATTTTTTCTGGACAGGTTTTTTGGCAGGTGGTTTAGTATCCTGAGTCTGTCTTGTCATGCTAGGCATCATGTCATTCATTTCTAAGATGTCATCTCGAATGTTTTGATTTCTTTTTTCGATATTGATAATTCTTACGAATGAATTTGTAACTGCCGCTGTGTAATATGCAAATGGATTGTTTGATTTCGATTCATCAAATTGTAAACCAATCTGTGCCAACTGCAATATCGCCTGACCTTGCATTTCATCATTGTAAGTGTATCCTCTTACATTACCTCTTGTGGCATATCTTTCACAAAGTTTCATCCACATTCTTGCCAACTCATTTGTGGCTTGCCCGGCATCCTTGTTAAATTTACCATTGTGTAAACCACCTTCCCAATGACTTTTCCCCACACAAACTAAATTTCCTTTTCTGTCGTATCTCCAATGCTGAAATGGAGGGAAATTTACTTTTTCTTTCCTATCTGCAATGTTTCTTGGGTTCCGTTTCCTTCCTGGTTCGTCTGGCACGTGTTCGTATGTCATCACTCTGAAAACCAGATCATCCTTTTGTACCTTACGATAATCGATTTCACATTCACTCAATTTTGTTTTTGGATTGGCTTTTTTACGTTGTTCGTATTCAATCTGTGTTAATTTTTTGGCTTTATTTCTTTTTGCTTGGGCAACAGTTCGTATGTTAATTGCTCCAATGTCCTTTACAATAAGGTCGTAGTCTGTGTATTTTGGATCTGTATAACTGCAATAAGAACTCTTAGATAGGTGTATTTGCTCCAGCAGATCCTTGTTATTGAGGTAATTTACTTTCTTTTGCATTAATATTCTCTATTAGTTATCTCACAGTATAATATACGCAGTTAATTTTGTCAATAAATAAATGTGAGGACAAAATGATAAACGATAACTTCTTAAAAAATAAGGTTTCAAACCTAACAGGATTCGTTACCAATACAGCCACGGAAATCAAATCCGTAGTCAAAAAAAATGCAGGTAAATTTTTAAATTTTAACAATGTTGTTAAGGATAAGTTAAAAGCGGGTAATCTTAAAAATATACACGATGGTATGCCAGCATTCAGCAAAAACAAGGCAACCAATGTTAATTTCTTAGATTCAGACGGTAAAGTCAGTCCAAAGGACTGGCGAGTAAGCATCAGCATACCTCCACGTATTTTAGAATACGCCGGTGAGGACAGTTTATTGACCCCACTGCTTGGAAGCGGCAACAGATTAATATTTCCATACACTCCAACGGTATTGGTCAGTCATAGTGCAAATTACAATCCAATGCAACCATTACACACAAATTATCCATATTATGCGTATGAAAATTCACGTGTGGATCAAATCACTATCACAGCAGATATGTTCGTGCAGAACGAAGCGGAAGCACAATACTGGTTAGCAATGACACATTTTCTTAAAACAGTTACAAAAATGAGTTATGGAAAGAATGATCCAGATAGAGGCTTACCACCACCGGTGTGTAGACTGAACGGATATGGACAATTCACTTTCAACAATGTGCCTGTAATCATAACCAATTTTCAATTTGATTTGAAAAAGGATGTGGATTACATATCTACAAAGTTGGTTGGATCTGCTAGTAACGTACCAGATGCAATTAGTGGAACACCTGCTAAAAATACTGGTTCGGCAGTGGGCGGACTTGCTTGGGCACCGACGGAAAGTTTAATAACAGTTGGATTAATACCGCAATACAGCAGAACTAAACAGACACAATTTAATCTTAAAGATTTTATTAAAGGTAATCATGCTGTTAACAAAGATGGGTTTGTATAATGTCTCAATACAACAATAATAGTCCTTACGGATCAACAAGATTTGACGACGACGGATTTCTTGGTCCATATAGAATTAGACCTATTCCAGTTAAGTCAGATGACGTCTTGTATGAAGTTGAACCGCAGTTCAATCATAGACCAGATTTATTAGCCTTCGCATTATATAATGATCCCAAACTTTGGTGGGTGTTCGCACAACGCAACATGGACCTTTTGCAAGACCCCGTGTATGATTTAGTTCCAGGACTAAAAATTTATATTCCGCAAGGACCTGCACTGAGAAGTTTGCTAGGATTATAAAAAAATGACTAGTATATTTTCAAAAGAATATTGGACCAAAGATAGTATCGCGGCACGTAAAAAGAAGAACAAAGAAAAAACAAAAGCATATTACGAAAAAATATATGGCAAAAAGAATAATGATGTAAAAGTCAAAAACAACATCAAAAAAACAGGAGCGACCATAGAGGCGGCTGGTGGCGGAGCAGATAAATTTGGAACATTCAACTCAACTGAATTCGATTATGAATATACTGCATACAACACAGACAAAGACACTGGAGAGCCAAAAATTTCTAAAGCGCCGATAACAAGAAATGTCTTGCACGATTTTGCATCGGTCAATCACAAAATTACTCTTGCAGTGATGGATGCCGCTGAGGTAAATTATCCGGGACTTGTCCTCACACGTGGTCCCAAATATCCTGTGGCTCAGACCGCAGGTAAAACTGGAGGCGAAATTATTGGCGTTGAACAGGGTGGAGATTTGAATCTTGAATTCCTGATCGACAACCTCAGTATCAAGTCAGTAGTTTCGCACAATCCAAAGTCAAGAGGCACACAGCAAACGCAAGTAGAATTTGACGTGATAGAACCTTACAGTCTAGGTTTATTTTTTCAAGCACTAAAAGTCCAATCCATAAAAGCCTATGGCGAAGACGCTGATTATATTCATGTGCCATTTTGTTTAGTGGTGGAGTTTATAGGTTACGACGATGAGGGTGAAAAAATTACTGGCTCAGCAAGTCAGAAATTAAGAGATATAAAAAGGGTGATTCCTATCGCGTTGAGACAGGTTCAGTTAGGTGCAAGTTTCGGTGGCAGTAGATATTCATGTGTAGGATATCCTTGGAACGAAACCAGTATGCGTGATCATAATATTGGTTGTAAAAAGGATATGACTATTAGAGGGTCTACTGTGGGAGAAATATTGCAGTGGGGTGAAAATAGTTTAACAAATATGTTGAATGAACAAATCGGAGGCAAAGCCAAAAAGAAAGGCGAGGATGTAGAGAAGATTGATTTTGATGATACAGCAATAGTGTTTCCTGAACCGTTTGGATTACGATCAGACGAATTAGTTCCCGACAGTGATGTAATAATGGATCTTAACAAAGACAGGAGTGCTACTGTGGCTTATGATAATCCAAATGAGCAAAGAAGTTCTGATTTTAGCAGAAGACGGACTGATACCCAGTTGCAAGAATTATTTTCCATTGGTGGTAATTTTGTAAATGTAACTAATTTCCAGGTGCCCAATAACGAGTATGATGGAGAGGACAA